AAATCCAATTCTTGACTATTTTTAAAGCAGCCTCTGAATTCAGGATTTAAAACTTGTACAGCACTTAAACCAGGATTATCTTTAGTTCTAATATAAGGTAATTTTACATTTTCATCTAATGAAAATAATTCATCAACATTATTGATATTATCAGTGCTAATTTTACTTTTGATATCTTCAGTGTCAGGAATATTGCCAGAAGCTTCGCTATATAACATTTTTGCAATATCAATGTCAGATAAAGCATCAGGGGCTGTATCAGTACTTGCAATATTTTTAAAGTTATCAGGAGAAATATAGGTGATTTTAAAGGAATCTTTTAGACCTTGTACATTTTTAATTATATTTAAAATTTCGTTAGTATATTTTCCGTAAGTGGTGACTGATTGCAATAATTGTGAAATTAAAGCAGGTTCAATCTTTTCATCACCTTGACCGATAGGTATTCTTTTTTTGGCTAAAAAATCGTTAATTTGATCTTTATTTTCTTGTTTATTAATGCCTACTAATTTTTCAATTAAATTTTCATTACTTAAAATAGGTAAAAATTTACCAAAGTTATTTTTTTCAAATATTCTGGTAGTATTTGATTTTTTAATAGTTGCCATAAATCATTCATTGTCTTTTATATCTTATTTATTATACAATGAAAAATTATAAATTAAATCGTCGTTTCACGCTATCCTGATTTGGAATTTTAATGCGAGTTTCTTCATTCACCTGCAACCACCAACTAATCCCACTGGCCGCCGCAATCAACCACCAATCCAACCCATTGCCATAATATCTTGAAGCTAAATGATCTAATCTATCACCACTTTTAAATTCAAGCTCGATAAAAGGTATTTCACCACTTTCACAGGCCTGATATATCTGACTGCACAACTCACTGGTCGCATATTTAGGCTTACTTAATACATCACGGCCCACACCAATTATATTATTATTTTTATATCTGTTCATGATTTAAATCTCTTTTATATTCTTGTCTTTATACAATTGCTGTTCCTGTACCAGTATCAGCTGACGCGTCATCAGGTAAAGAGGGTATTACAGGTTTAGTTTGTTCAGGTTGTTGCGCAGGTGTAGTAGTAGCAGCAGTTGAATCCGGTTTTGGAGGAAATTTATTTGTATAACCTACATTTCTAGGTAATTCATCATAAACACTTCTTCCAAAAAATTCATTATTAAGATTACCCACACGATAAGTTGGAGCACGCATAATACCTTTATCGTCCAAGCCAGGCAAGATATCGTGTATTACATCCAGTTGCAAACCAATTTTAACTGCGATAGGGGCTCTAGAACCTTCGTCAATTTCCCAAGGAATATTCTGATCAAAATTTATAGTAAAACCTTGAACTGTTCCTGCTAAACCTTCCCCCATTGTACTTTCAAATGATTTAACAATCGGATTATTGACAACACCTTCAGATTTTTCAAAAAGATTAACAATTTGAGATCTATTTACAGCGCTAGCATCCTCTTTTAATTGTAATTGTCCATCAGCCCTCATAAAAGCTTCAAGATTTAAATTGTTTTTAATTTTATTAGAATCTGCAGAATTATTCTGCAAAGAAATCTCCAAGATTGTTTTATCGATAATTTCAATAAAATTCTTAGGAATTTCTGATTTTAATTTTGGTAAAATATTATTATTAGCTTTTACATCAATTGAAAATAATAACATTAATATTTTTTCTTCTTTCTCTTCAAGGATAGGAATAGGTACATAAACTAATTTCATAAAATCTAATTTTTTATTTTCAGGAGCGAATGTATCTCCGCCATTATCCCCTGGGGCATTAATATCATCTAAATCAACTCTCACATCTATGTTATAATAAAAATTGCTATATTTAGAGAATAGTTTATTAATATCATTTAAATAAGTTTCCATTTTTTCAACGATAATTTCGACTTTTTTATCATCGACTTTTTCAAAATCCTGTTGAGGTAATTCATTCCATGGGAAATAAATATTTCCTGTTAAATAATCTTTATATTCATCTTTAGTATAAATGTTATAACCTTGTAATAAAGGAAATTGATATTGTGAGTTGGCAACCGCATTAGCTGCAGATTTACGTCCTAAAGTACTAATTTCTGTAGTAATATTTGTTTTTGAAAATTTTTGTAAATCAAAACCAAAAATACGTGCTAAACCTTTTTTGGAATAATTTGAAGTGAAAATATCGCCTAAACGTAATCTAACTAAAGGAGAACCTGTAGGAATTTGGGTAAAAGGTTGTGAAAAAGGAATACCTGAAAACACATCTTTATTTCTTAATAGACCTGATCTTAATTGATTTTCAATATTAGCAGGTTTAGGTGCAGACCATTGAGGATAAATTAAAGCAATCAGACGATTAATCATCCACCACATATAATCAAAATCATCTGGAGACATAGAGATTAACCAGAAATCAACGCTAATTTTTCTGGAAGTGCCTCGATAAATTTTAATAGGATCCATACGACCAAAACCAGCTCCACCATCTTCCCAACCTACTGCAAAACTATCGCTATATCCTTCTACAAAAGCATGAAATTTAAATAATTCATTAGTTCTCAAATCTTGAATACTAAAAGGCATATAGTCTGAATTAATGATGGCTTCTAATTCTTTAACATGTTCCTTCGATAATCTTTTCTCTTTATTTTGATAAATGGCTTCATTTTGTTTAATTAAAGCTTCATGATATTTCATATAATTATTAGCAGTACTAGTCTTGGTAATTAATGAATTAAGAGAATAAATGGATTTATTAAAGTCAGATGTCATTAAATCTCTTTTATTTTCATCTTTAGATCCCCCTAACACTGAACTGCCCATTGGAATTGGCACGGGTAATTTAACACCTTCATCATCTTGTGCAATTGGTAATTCATTCATTTTTTGAACAGAAAACAAGTTATTCTTTTTATTATAATTTGAAGCCTTTAGAATATTAACAACTTTCTGTCCTACAGCCATTCTTTGTCCAATAAAACGATGAAAAAAGTCTGACAGCTGATACCAAAATTGATCGTTATAACCATATTGCACGTTTCCACTTGCATCAGTGATAGTTTTAGCTTTAAATTGTATCTGACGTCTAAAATAATTATTTTTAACAATTTTTCTAATTAATAAATTATAATTATGTCGTGTTTTGCCTGCCGATACTAATGAAGCAATTGCATTTAATAATGCAGAAATTAATTCCGGTGCACTTTTAGCTTCTAATATTTTATCAATCTTAAAACCTGGTATTAAATAAAAAATATAACCTACACAAAAAGCAATCGCATTATTTAATAAATCTTTTAAAATACCAATAAACCCTGGTGAAGCAGGTTGCGATGGAAAATTCATTAAACGTTCAGATGTTTTTAAAATTGAAACTAAACCTTCAATCACAGGATTTAAAATAGTAGATAGAATAGGATTAAAAACAGGATCTATTTTCACATAATTAATGAATTTTCCTTTTTTATCACTTCCTTCTAATTTAATATCTAAGCCTAAAATATTAAAAGGATCAGGCGGACCATTCTGTGCTACTTGCAGTAAACCTTGTAATACTGATATTGCAGTAATTGGCAAAAAAGCCCCTATTAAAATATCCAATAATGAGCTAAAGACATTTGATAAATCACCTGTAAATTTACCAGGTTCTGTGTAGATTATAGGTACGCCGTATAATAATTCAGCTTCATCAGCAAATAATTCAAATCCTGTGCTAGCAGCTTCAGCTGCACTACGACCACTTTCTCTAAAATCTAAATCAAAAAAAGTGTTATAAGGTTTATAAAAAGTTAATTTCTCAGTAGTAGGATTTATTAAATCCATATTTTTCCCAAACGCGTAAGGATATAATTTACTAGATTGACCGATAATACCTGAATTACTAACTGTTTCTAAATTATTTAAATCAGGAACTGTTTCATCAGGTAAAGGCGATGAGTTATCGGTACCGTCAAAAACAGTGTGATCATTTAAAGCATAATTGATACCAGATTTAAAATCACCTAAGGCTTCTAGTGCAACTTTATAACCTTCTTTTTCAAGAATAGTTTCATTAATAGGTTTATTTTGATCATTTACTCCTGCTTTTTGAATCGTGCCATTAGGATTTAAGACATAAATAGCCATAATTATTTATCCTTCGTATTATTCTCATTGATAAATTGTGTCACCATTTCATCCAATTTTTCATCAATATCATTTACTTTTTTATTTGTTTTTAAATCTACATATTGACGCATATAAGAGTTAATGTACTGATCCATTTGACGACCGTGATATTCAACCTTTTCAGCATACATCTTTTCAATCTGTTGTTCACTTAAATTTGAGTTCTTTTTAATCACCGAGATCAAGCTATCTTTAATACCTGCGTCTTTTAACGCTTTAAAATAATCAATTTCAAACATGTAATAAATCCCTTTTTATATTATTTATAGTTTAAAAAAAATAAAGGGAAGATTTAAATTTTATTAACTGTTACGATAAGGGCTTGAGTAATTTTGTCCATTAGCTGTAGTAATACTATTAGGATTTAAAATAGGTTGAGAACCTGCAATATTAGGATTAGTCATCATAGTCGCTAATCCACCTTTAATCAAAACACTTCCTACTTTTTGACTATCTAAATTCACCACTAATTCTTTATCACCTCCTGAATTATTCATGATACCTTGTAACGATGCAGTCATCGCTTCTACAATCATCATTTTTAATTCTTGCATATTATTACGACTTAAAGAATTTTGAGCTGTCATCTTCATGTATTCTTCAATTGCTCCACCGGGTTTAAGAGCCATAACATCATCCTTTGAATCTAATTTAAAAGAACCTCTGTCAGAAAGAATTACATCGTGTCCCTCTTGCATATTAGCAGTTGTATATGTATATGTTCTGCCTGAAGAAGATGCAGGGGCAGTTGGATTAATCGCGGCTGTAGTAGTACCTGATAAACGCTCTTGCGCTTTTTTCACTTTTTCCTTATCACCAAACCAACCATTAGTTAATTCAAATCCTAAAATTGTCGCTAAATCTTTAAAATGACTTACAAGTTTTTCATTTGTTGTAATACCTTCAACAATTGTTGAACCAATTCTTTTAAAACTTTCCGTAATTTCATTATCTTTTAAAAGATTAGTAAACCCATCTTTGACCTTAGTCGAGATAATATCAAATATACCACCTGATCCACTCATTTTATCTTTTATTTTTTCAATTAATGTTCCAATTCTACCTAATAAACCGCCCTTTTTATCTTTTTTACCTCCAAATATATTTTCTGCTAAACTTTCCAAGCTATCAAGCAAACTCTTTTTGGCTTCTGGGGTTAAACTAAATAATTTATCTAATACACCTTGTTTTTTATTAGGTGTCGCAGCTGTGTCACTTAAATTTGCAATAACATCATCAAGCAATGAATTTACTGCGCCTACAATTGAAGGTAAAGCCTCAATCAAAGCTAAAGTGGTATTCTTTAAAATTTCCGCCCCAATTCCTGCCAAAAATTCATAAATTGGTTCAACATGTTTTCTTAAAGAAGTTAAACCTTTTTCTAATTTTTGCTTACCACCACCTGTAAAACCATCAATAATATCACCAATGGCAAAAGCAATTCCTTCCAGTTTTTTAAGAAATTTATCGCTCAATAAATAATTTGATAATTTATCAATCCACTCTGTCATACGTTTAATCATAGGTTCAAACTTTCTTAAATCTAAACGGGTAAATTTTAAGAAAATATTATCCATTGCGACAGCCATTCTTTCCATCGAACGACGAATGGTAGGATTTTCAAACAATCTTTGAGTAAAACCTTCTTGCATTGCTTCAAAGAAACTAGTGAATTTTTCACTTAAAGTACTCTTTAATTCAACAATCGCATCCCGCATTTCTTCCATATGTTTAGTTTGTTGCTTCACGGGGTCTTTAGCTTCAATGTCTGACATAATTTCTTCATAAGTTTTACCTGCATTTTCAGCACTAAATAAAGCTTGTGCGGCCTGATCTGATAAACCTGTTTGTTGTAAAATCAAAGATTTACTAAAACGGTCCATCGTCTCAAAAGATTTACCACTGGCTTGAAAAGCATCTTTATATTGTTGTAATACTTCATCTGGCGACTGAGCTTTTAACAACTCCATACTATCTACTACCATGCCAAAGGTTTGACTTAACTGCGCAGCAGTGGTAGCAGCATCCTCAAAAGTTTGAAACTTATTAAAGACAGACATTGCATCACTCATCGATATACCCATCTGACGAATATGACCTGCGACTTCAGCTAATTCATCAGCTGATTTATGTCCAAAATTCACAATATCTTTTCTTAATGTTAAAACATCAACTGACATCATTTTAAAATCTAAACTAAAACGTTTAGCAACGTCAGCAGTTGCCTCTGAAATTTCATTAAAAACTTCAGGAAAAGATTTACCTAATGAAATTGCCATATTCGTTAATTTACCCATATCATCTTCTGATAAGTTCATTAACTTTTTGGCTTTATAATAATAATTAGCAACTGAAGAGTCTGCAGCTGTTACGTTTCGAGTCACAGCTTTAGCCATTAATTCAGCTCTAGGTCCCATAGATTTAATAATAGACGAAGTCTCTTCCAATTGCCTTTCAATTAAATCATCGCCTTTTGCTCCATATAAACGAGCAGCAGGATTATTAGGATCTAAATAAGACAAACGTCTTGATCTTAATTGTTTATTTAAACCAACAAAACTTTGACCTACCCCAGATGATTGTCTAAAACTATCCTGCAACTTCTCTAAATTATTAAAAAATTTAACATTATCTTCTTTAATCTTATGTCCTTCTGTCGCAGCATATTCAATAATTCTTAAAGGAATTGCAATCAAACTTTTTGCTAAACCCATAACTACATTAACAGCAGATTTAATTTGCAACATTAAACCTTTGAAAGATTCACCTAAATTTTTTATTTTACCTGCTAGTTCACCAAAAGGAGCGCCTAAAGATGTTGAAAGTATTGCGCCAATACCATGTTGCGTATCAACGCCTAAACCTTGTAATATTTGTTTTCCAAACTTCTTAAGAACATAAGTCGCAAATATTGTACCAGAAGTATTACTCATCGTTAACATATCACTTAAATCAGGACGTTGTAATCCATATGCGGCTTGTTGCTGTGATAAATTAACCTGATCACTTAAATTTCCTTGCATACTTCCCGTTACGTTGCCTAAAGTTGTGTTTTTATTTCTAATATTTTGTAAAGAAGTTGCTGTTAATTTTGAATTTATGTCATTTTGATAATTACTTAAATTATTAGTAATTGTTTTTGTTATTTCTTCATTATTTTTTTTAATTTTATCTAATGCATCTTGAATGTGAGATTTTTTTTCAGCATCAGTCGTTTTTCGTAATTCTTTTTCAAGCGCGTTTGTTAATGCTGTAAATTCACTTAATAAATTGTCTTTACTTTCATTTAATTTATCATTCAGCTCTTTAGCTACAGCTGTATGATCAAGTGTGGTGTCTCTTTGAATTTTTTCATTTAATTGATCAAAAATCTCCCCTTGCCCTTCAAAAATTTTTTGTAATCCATCAATTGCTTCTAATCTTTGTTGAAATTTTTGATCGATTTTTTTTAATAACTCATCATATTCTTCTTGCTTGAAAGTCTCAGGTGTACGTGCCATAATATTTTACTCCTTTTACTTGATTAAATTGAATTATAGTTTCCATTTAATACCTGATAATTGATAAAATTCGTCAGCCAATCTTTTTTTATTTTCAACGATTGTCATAATTTTTGACAAAGAAATATTTTTATCATTTAAAGAAGTATATAAAGATTTTGAAATATCTAACAATTCACTGAGTTTTTGTAATTGTTTTTTATTTCCTTTGATTTCAATATTAACAGCTTCTCCTAAAATATATTTTGAAGCGACATTATGAATGAGTAAGTCATGTTTTTTCATAATAAAAAGTCCTTTGTTTTATAGATCTATTTATCTAATTATACAAGAATTACTTAGGACGATTTAATCTATTTGGAGAAAAAGTCCGGTGAGCACCAGTGAGAGCCCGGGTTTCAGGGGTTTGTAGATGAGAAGCCCGAGTTGGGCCAGGTTGGTCTTTGTCTTTAGGATTAACTTCTTTAATAAAACGTTTAATAAACCATCTTCTTTTAAAAATTGGTAATGAATAAGCGTCTTGATAGGTAAATCCCATGTAATAGATGAGATAAAACATTTCATCTAATAACGTTTCATTATACTCAGGCGTCAGGCCAAAAAAAGCCAATCCCAATCGGGAGTTTGACCTCACTTTCTTCAAAACAATGCTGACATTTCATACCTACTGTCATGTCAATCCCAGGTTCATTATTATCTAGAAACTTACGAAGAGCTAAACTGTCTCGAGCAGGCATATCTTTAATAAACATTCCAAGTTTGGTTTTATCGGTGATGCCTTGTACAGACACAATCGCATTTAACAATCTATCTGTAATAGAAGAATCTTGTTGAATCCCCATTTTCTTTTTGCGTTCTTGCATCTGAGACAATTCTCTTTCGTCATGTCCATTTGCAAATTTAACTCTAACAATTTTCTTAGAGACGGGTAATTGAATTTCAAATTGATTGGAACCTTCTGCAACAGGATCAATCTCCAAACGTTTAATACCTAATTGGCTGAGATTAAAATGTTGTTCTGATGCTTTATTACACTTTGGACAATCGCATTCCACAGCATAATCAGCTCCATAGCCTGTAATACGTAAAGAAATCATTAAAGCGTTACGATCCCCTGCAATCATTTCATCTACGTCGATACTTTTATCTAGCAAGCAGGATTTAATTAGTTCTTGAATGACTGTGCCGTTTTTAATGTAAGCACGACTCATTAGAATATCTTCATCACGAGCTGTCATAGCTCTAACTTGCAAGGTTTCACGGCCGTAAAGTGGTGATTCAGGAGAGTAGATAATACCGCGGGAAGGGAGTGGAACATTTTCTACCGGTACTTCTAGACCGAACACATCTTTAACCACATTTTGAACTTGAAATTTACCTTGGGCTAAGGCCGCGGTTTGTTTCATTTGTTCAATATCGACCATCTCGTCAGTTTCATTTAGATTTTGTAAATTATTTTTTGCCATTTATTTTAAATCCTTTAATATTATTGAATTTTAATTAAAATATTGTCTTAATAAAATTTTCTTATACATTAACTTGCGCAATTTCTTGATTATTAAATTGTATATAAATTGAACCCCTAACTAATCCTATTAATAAATCTTCTTTGGAAGTAGTGGTAGTATCTAGTTTAACTTTAAAATTTGTAATCAGACGATTTTTTAGATAATTATTTAAAATTGTAGTATAAATTAAATTTAAGCGATTTGTGACATTTTCAGGACTATCAATTTTTGAAAAGAGTTGTGAATAACTAGCCCATTTAATAGTTTTCTTAATATTGTTTAAGGTATTTCTTACATTTAATTTACTTAAAATAGAATTATTACCATTGGAAAATTGATGAGTTTTATCTGAATAAAAAGAATAGACGGTTTGTTGATTTTTAATATCTGAATATAGGCAATTAATATTTAAATTATTAATTAATTGAGTGTTTTTTTCTTTAATTAAACTTGAACCATTAAAAGAATTATCTAAGACGTCAATTACTGTTAAATCACCTAAATCTGAAATATTAATATTATAAATCGGATTCATTTTACGATTAGCAGAAACACTATCAAAAATAACTAAAGCATTTAAAGCGAATAAACCTGCAGGTATTATTAAATTTTGTTCTTTTCCAGAGACATTAATTTTTTTATCAATACCTGACAATAATCTCATAATCATATAATTGCCAAATGAAGTGATATTTGATAATTGATTATAATTTTGATTCCAGTTTGTCATTGTTTGATTAAAATCATAACCTAAATTTTGATTAATATACACATATTTTTGATCTGACCATTTAAATTCAATATCATTTTGACCCGCGTCTAACTTTAAATAATCTCGAGAATATGTAATATTATTATTTAAATCATAAAAAGGTTGATCCAATAACAAAATTGTTTTAGAATTATCAGCAGCTAAATTAACAGCCTTTTCAATAACATTAGACTGAAATATCTCAGGTAAATAGATAAAATCACTTATACAATTAACTTCTTCAAAAATAACACTTAAACCTAATTTATATAATTCCTGTAAATATTGACTCTTCACTAAACCTTTATCATTAATACAATATTCGTCTAAATCTAACAAATTTAATCCGTCCCAACCCCCTGTCATTTCAACATTAAAACTTAAAATATTTATATTGCTAAATCTTTTAACTTCTGAAATTGTATCGACATTGTCAGTAATAAATCCTTTTTTATTAATTGTAAAATAATAAAAAATCTTTTCTAAACCACCATTGTTTTCAAACTGTTCACTCCAAAATTTTTCATCTAAATCTTTTACTGTTAACAAATTTTGTCCTGAATGAAAATAACGAGCCAATTGCCAATATTGTATTGTTTTAATATCATCATGTTTGTTTAATAATAAAATTTTTTCTAAATGAAACATATCGTCGTAATTATCGACATTATAATTGTTATAAAAAAATTTATTTAAATATTCGTGTTGATTAATACCTCTGTTTAAATGTAATAATTTATGAGTATATTCTAACACCGCCAATTCTGCATTAGATTTTCTACCTTTTAAAATATCAGCTGAAGTTGCCTTATAATTTATTTTATTAACTATTACTTTTTTTATTTCAATATTTTTTAAATTATCACCCCATGCATGAGTTGTTAATAAATTCACAAATTCAAAATTCTCCGAAGTAATATTATCAAATTGTGGTGATGTCACATAATTTTTATTTAAAATATTTAAATTTGGAATTAAATTATTTTTAATCTGATTATGTCCTAAAAATCCGGTAGGAATAGATTCTTCAGGAATTGTCATGTTTAAAACATCATCACTTAATTCTACCCTTATCCATGGATTCTGTGATATATAGTCATTAAAACTTGACACAACTCTATTTAATTGTGTATCAAAATAAATTTGTTGAGTACCGATAACTCGACCAATAAAATTACTGCTCTTAGGATTTAAATCTAAATTATCAAATTGTCTAATTACTCTTTCAGTATTCTTGTCAAGTAAATGTAAATGAAATTGCGCCCAGCCATTAGATTCTGTTAAAGAATTAGGAATAATTTTAATAACATAATTATTACCAGTTTTTCCAGGGGATATTGCATGTATTTTAAATAATTTAACAACCCTATCTTTTAAATTGACACCATCACTTAATCTATCATCAATTTGTTGATTATTATAAAACCCTTGGCTCACAAACCAAGGTGTAGTAGCCGATTGACACGCTTCTTGAAAATTTTTAAAATTATTACTTAATAAATTTAAAGATACAGTTGCATTATCAATTTGTGTGTGTTCATAATTTATTTTATTAAAAATATCATCGTAATGAATAATCGCATATCTAAAATCATTTAATCTATGAATATTTGTATTTAAAACGTCTTTCCAGTAAAAATCAGAATTAATATTAAAATCAAATGTAATATTTCTAGGCGGTTTATTAGAAGATTGTGCAAAAAAAATCTTATCCTGCAATTCTTTTTGAGAAACGTCAGCTGAAATTGCTTGAGTTTCATTATCAGCCCCAAAAATATTTAATGATAATTGATTATTGTCTAAAGCGCTAATTGATAATTGACAATTTTTAGCTAAGATAATAGCCTGATAATATTGTTTAGGTATGTCTGTTGCATTTTCAAAATTAAAAAAATTTTTATTAATCTCTTTAGTTTTAAATTGAAATGTCATTAAATATAAAGAATATGAAGCGTCTAATAAAAAACCAGGTTTTAAATGAGGAAAATCAGGTAGATCTAAACCTGCGAGTCTCATATAATTTAATTGACCGCCTCTTTCTAAAACTGAATATCCTGCGATATAAGGCAAAATATTACCTTGAAATTCGACATGATTTTTACTAAAACTGCCAAAATTGGTTTCAAAACTTTGCAAAATATCATTTTGATTATCATCATTAAAATTTTTATTCACAAATGTTGGCACAAAAGGAATACCCCAACTGGCATTACCTAAAATAGCAGTGGACTGTCGATTAATAGTTTCAGCAGCTTTAGTTAAAAAATTCCTAGTAGAAATTGGATTTCCAACATTTCTTTGACTACTTTGTATCATGTTTTACTCAATATCATTTTTATAATAAATATTGAGTTTTAAGATAAATCTTTAAAATTAGTATTGTAAGACGCAGTTATCGAATTTAATCCCTAACGAAACTGTTAAAGGATTACCATCATCATCATATGATAAATTGTTAAAGTTAGCACTAGTTAATTGACATCCCTTCATGTCCCACAATTCAATTACTGTCCCGACTGGATCTAATAGCTTAATTTGACAATCTCTCTTATAGAAATCAGCATAACCAGCTCGACCAGATACAGTTTCTTGATGTGTTCTAACCCATTCCATTACTTGTTGCGCCCCAGAAGGTGCAATTGGATCATACAATTCCACACTCAAATCACCAAAGGTTAACTTACCAGCAATGTGACGTTGTGAATTTATATAATTAATAGTGGTAGAACCAATTGTAATAGAAGGACGTGCTGTGCTCTTAATTAAAAAGGAATCCAATCCTTCAATTGCAAAGACCCAACGATTACTTCTCTTAGGTTCAAATTTATTTGGTATCATCTCCGCGACGCTTAATGTTTCAATCGCCATTTCGTTCTTTCTCCTGAATGTTATTTTCTGTTATTATAGATTA